CGGCAAGGTGTAGACGCCCTCGGTGCAGAGAACGACCGACGCGCCGCTGACTGCATCGGTATCGGCAACGCCGAACAATGCGCCGGCGAAAACCAGATCGCCCGACTTCACATCGGCGGGCGCCGGCACGGTGATGTAGCTGCCGGTCTGAACGAAATTCTTCATGGTCAAAGCCCTTTGCTGAAGGTGGGTAGGAAGGTGGTGACGCGGCGGCCTTGCAGCGCGGCGATCTCGCGATCAATTGCCGCGATCGCAGCGGCGAATTCCTTGTCGGTGCGGTATGTCACCTCGTCATCGCCGAATCGCACGGTCTTGACGCCCGTGTTGCGGGCGGAAACCAGTTCCGCCCGCTGCGCTTGAAGATCCGCCAGCGTCGTCACGGTCAAGCGCCCGCGTTCTGATATGCGCCGCGGAAGTCGATCGCGTCGGTCGCGAAGTCGAGGCCGGCCGCGACCTTCACCGCCTGGGTGTCGAAGTCGCGTTCGGTCCGGACCTGCGGACCTTCCGCTCCGCCGACATAGCCGTAAACGACAACCGGAGCGGAGCCTGGCGCGGCGAACACGTACCAACGCTTGTCGGTAATCTCGGCATCGACGATCAGTTCGGCGAAGCCGGACCATACGTTCACGTCGCTGGCCTTCGTCGCCATGATGGCGGCGAGCAACTGCCGCGCGGGTACCTCCTGCTGCGGGCCGACAACGAGGAATGCCGGTTGCAGGTTGAGGGCCAGACCATCGAGCGATTTCTGACCGCGAAGAGCCGCGACTGCGATGCCGACATTGGTGCCGTCGAGCGCGGTGCCCGACAACGCCTTGTTGCCGTGGTCCGTGTGGAAGATTGCCTTGCCGTCCGACAGATTGCGATTGGTGGCCAACACGCCGTAGGCCTGTCTATTCTCGTCCACTGCGGCCCGGGCGGCGACCATCGCCGAGAAGTCCGAAAGGGCGGACAAATCGTCGTTGATCAACGCGCGACGGCCGATGGCGATGCCGGTGCCAAATTCCTTGGCGCGCACCTTCTCGGCGTTCTCGCTGATCGTGCCGTATTTAACCTCGCCGCCCTCGTTGATTTCCTTGAAGGCCGGGAAATCGCCGACACGCATGAACTGGTGATCCTTGAAGTCGACGAACGGTTTCCGCGCCGCCCACTTGCGATAGGTCGCCGCCGCCACCTGGTATTGTGCCAAGAGCGCCTTGTTTGCAGCGGCGGACAGAAGGAGAGGAAAGTCGCTGGTGGAATGCGCGCCGATCGCGCGTTGCAACAGCACATCCTGATTGCGGAGATTGATCTGCTCTCCGGAAGCCGAGGCCAGTACGCCGACCAT